AATAAATTTTCCTGTTCTATTAACGACAGTTCCAATTTTACCGGGAATGTTTGTTTTTACATAAGAGTCAACTCTTGCTACCTGAGATGACGATGACCCTACGATAAATTCTCCAGGAATAAATGGTGTTATACTTAACTGATCTAACTTAAAAATACCTGTCGGAGTATCTTGAGATTTAAATCTAGCTGTTGCACCTGATGTTAATCCAGTAACAGTTTCATTAAGAGTAAATCCTCCAGTGATAGCAGTACACAAGAAATTTGAAGTTGCTAAAATCTTCAAAGAATCTTGATCCGTATAATGCATACCCTGATTAACAACATTAATAGATGCTATTTTACCAACATTAGTACCCTTGGCCTTTACAGTACCATTAATACCTTGGACAGAACTGACAGTTATTGTTGGTAATGAAGTATAACCATATCCAATAGATGTAACACGAACGTCCGTAATGTCTCCTATACCAGTTCCTGATTCTTGAACAATTACAGAACCATCATATGTATCTCCTCTTACAGTTTCACCTTCCATTACGAATCTATCAGTAGATTCCATTTCACTATCATCTTCGTTTGCGATAAAGACATCAGCTGTGTTTGTTAATATAACTACTTTATATCCACTAGTAGAACCTAAAATACTTTCGCCTAATGTAAATGTTCCACTTTCTACTTTATATAATACTTGTTTAATGTCAAGGTGAACTTCAATAACAGTTCCTGTTGCACCCGAAGTTAATCCTGTAATAGTTTCTCCGATGTTAAACACACCAGTTGGAGTTTCATAGGTAAAGGAAGATTCTTCTAATAACATCTCTCCTGGAGCTCCAGATGTACCATCTTCTAATGTAATTCTAAACTCTCCAGTGAGTGTCCCATCTTCAGGAATAAAACCACCATTAACAATAGAAACTTCTCCTGCTAGTGAAGTGCCATTTGTATTAGTATTTGTTACTACAAGTTGATCTCCAATCTCATAATCTGTGCCGGGATCATCGACAATAATCTGATTAATAGTTCCCGAGGTAACTGATGATATTGATGTTATGCCGTCGTTACCTGTATCTGAGCTTACAGACAAAGAATCTGAAGTTGTAAAATATTGACTTACTTGATAAGTTGTAGCATCAACATCTGCTGATTGTAAAATGGAAGAAATTTTACCCGAGATAGTTAAATTTTCATCAGTATTGTCTACGGATGTTATTGTATGTCCTTCAAAAAATGTTCCGTCTATACTACCAGGATTAAGTACAAGTTCTGTAACGGTTTCTCCACCGAGTTTATATTGAAATGCACTATCAACTACAGCTGTAGCTTTATTGATAGCACTATAACCTTGATTGAAATATGCTCCACCAGAAAGAATAGATAAGTCTGATACGGAGTTTTGTGTGATTGTTTGTCCAACAACACGAGTCAAAATATCAGTACCACTTACACTATCTTCTTGTAAGATTTGTGAGCCATCTTCCATAAGTAAGAAAATTTCACTTGAATCATTAGCATCTTCCATTAATATGGTATCGTTTGTAGCATATATTCTTAAAATGGTATCGTCAGACCATTTACCATCAGAAACTCTTAGTAGGTCTTTTGTTGGTAGATATAAATCTGCATCTTCATTCAATAAGACACGAAAGAATAATTCGTGACCTTTCTTAGAACCCTTTGATCTATAGAGGTCTTTAATATTTTTAAGAAGATTTCTTTTATCTAATCCATCTGCTAGTTTATCTGGAATAGTTCTCATAAATGCTTCTTTAAATTGTAAAAAGAAAGCATCAATGGTATCATCAACATCCATATACTGTAGAAGTTGCATGACATTCTGAACTGGATTAGCAGTATAGCTTACAATATATGCCGTAGCTCCAGATGTTTGTCCAACAATCTGTTCACCCAAAATAAATTTGTTTTGTGATGAAATAAACAATCGAGACCCATTATTAATATCTTCGGTTCTAATTGTTGATGTTGCTTTAGATGTTTGTCCTATGATTGTTTCGCCATTAACAAAAGCACCCACACTTCTAATACGAGAACCGCCTACAGTATCATAATCTTCTAGAAGAATATTATTCGATTCTCCTGTTCGATATCTGTTAGTATCCTCTAATATAATATATGTGGTTGTTCCTTGCTCAAATAAAATAGAATCTACTGAACCAAAGTCCTTGAGTTTTAATTCAGCAGATTCTAAAAACTCATAGTAAGCCTTTAGAAACTCTAAAACTCCTGGATGATCGGCTCTAACAAAATCAGGTTGTTGATCTGCAACCTGAGTAGATACTTTACTATAGATTGTGGCCATTAGTTATAAGAACTTGATGTGCTATATTGCGTTCCACCATCAGAAGATCCAGCAGCAATACTATCTGCTGTTCCTGATACCGATAAATTATAAGTGTCGATCTCTAGAATTTGATTTCGCACAGGAACAATATCATTCGAACTTGGAACAACTGTAATACGAATTTGATTTTGTGTTATTCCATCATAATTTTCTACTGACGCATAATTTTCACTTGACAAAACTATCTTACCATTGATATAATCAATTGTGCCCACAGCAGCAGACTTATAAACTTTATTTGTTCCAGAGATATAATAAGCTTTAATATTACCTTCACCATCATCTTCATAATAGTAAACGTTAGTATCTCCTGTATACTTAAATCCAGAAGAAGTTACTACACCACCAGCTGATGTTCCTGTAGTCATTGCCATATGACCCGCATGAGGATTATAGATTGCGTTCTCATAATTAATTGTATATTTTGTTGCCTTACCTAAAGTGGGCAAAAAAGTTTTACTCATTTTAATCTTCGTGATGTTTGAAAGAATTGAAGGATCAACATCATCTATTAAAGAAATAAACTTTGAATAACGGAATATCGATTCGTGTTTTTCTAAACTATCATCAGAATATGTCGAGATTGCTGATGTAATTAAAGCTGCCAAATCTTCTTTCGATTTTGACGTAACTGTGTTGTTGAATTTAAAATCTACTGTAGGAATAATTTTTGTAGTTTCAGGATCTAAAATAACCGGAGTTACTGAAGCTACATTATAATTTTCTAAAGAATTGACAATTGTAGTCTTAGTTGATTCTGTTAAAGTATTTCCTGCCTTAGGCCGAATACTAATATAGACTTTTCCATAAACTGGTGGATCTGCATATTCTCCACCCCAAACAGAAATTGACTCTACGTTTGGATAAATGGTTGGAACAATTGTAGCATAATCTCTAGAAGTTACTGTTCTGTTTTGAGCAGCATAATTGAATGGAGCATTAAGTCTAATAGAATCTAAATTTTCAGCAACTGCACCGCCACTAGCAGCAGAAACCGTAGTAACACTAATGTCATTAAATCCAGAAATATTGTTGTTAGCTGTAAATGAATTTGCTCCATTAGCTTCTTCTGGGTTTGTAACAATATACTTCAAAATAACAATGTTGCCATCGATCAATGCAGAACCTAATATACCATCTCCGAAATAAACTTCTTGGTCTCCGTCTACAGTTTCTTGTACAAAGTAAGCGTTGGTTGTGCTTGTGATATCGACTAAGGAACTTGCTCGATTAAATGACGTAGTAGTAACATCAGAAGAACTTTTTTGAACTAAAACTTTTAAAGTCGAAGTATCAACATTGTCGTTGGGTATAATAAATTTTTGATCTGCATCATTTAGATTAACAGTAAATCTAGTTGTAACCCAAGTACCTTCATAAACAGGAATGCCCGTGTCTCCACCGAAAACATAAATTCCAGAAGTTGGTTGAATTGTTCTTTCAGAAGTATTTACGAATTGATAAGTTATTCCGTTAATCGTTGTACTAAAAGAATATCCCTCAGGCATTGTTAAACTAGTTGTTGAGGCATCATTTACTTGAACCTTCAGATACGCAGTAGCTGCCTTTACAGAATTTACAGTATAACCTAATGCCTTTGCGTGAGAAGTTACTGAGTTTCTTTTCTGAGCAGTATCTAAGAACATTTCGTTAGCTAACATATTTGCTAAAATTGCATTGTAATGAGTATTATATGCAAGAGTATCTAACAGAATATTCATACCTGAACCTTCAAAGTCATAATCAGTAAAATTAGATTGACCTTTAAGATAAGTTTTTAAATTTTCTTTAATACTGTCAAAGTCAAGTTCAGTAACTTGTAATTTGCCCTTGGTGTTTATTCCGGCTGCCATTATCGTATTCTCTGAAGCATAATTTCAACTTCTTCTAATTGGTTTGGTGAATTTTTTATGGAAAATGATATAGAACAATTTAACTCATTATTGTCCAATCTCTGATTGTCTGGATCGTTAAAGGTCACTTCCTCTACACTTATTCTTGGTTCATAAATTGTTAAAACTTCAACTATTCTGTTTCTAATGAGCTCTCTAATTGGAGGAGTAACATTTTCAAATAATGCACCACGAATGCCTGTGCCAATTTCAGGATGAAATGGTTTTTCTCCTGGATTTAATAATACTAAATTACGAACAGAACGTTTTATGGCTTGCACATCCGTCACTACCGAAACATCGCTAGTTACGGGATTTCTTGTAAAGAACAAGTTTAAGTCCTTGTGTATAAACGTACTTCTAGGACTATTATTTACGGATTCTGCGTCATCAAATCCTTCGTTGTATTGTACAGTAGCCATTAGTAATATTTATCTACTTTCCCTGGCCTCTATACTTTTTAAAGTTACGTCTTTTGTTTTTATTCTTTGGCCGAGACCTAACAGAACAACCAATTGACGTTCTTTTCTTTACAGGTTCAATTTTGTTTTGTTGAGCTGCCTTTTTAGCCATTAGCTTTCTTCCTTACTTTCTTTTTACCATTACCATTATTTCCATTATGATGGTGGTGATGATGAATGTCTCTAATCTTTTCTTCTTTCTTCCAGAAGATTTGTACCAATCCATAAATTACAAATAAAGTTAAAACGAGTTTGACTGGAATAATCCAAATTAAAATTCCAATAACAACCATAAGAAGTCCCATATTCATTTCTCGATCTTTTACTTTTTCAATCAATTTGTTTAACATTTTTTTCTCCTAATTAAAGTTTAAGCTCCTCAACAAGCAGCAGGATTCGGATCAGGTTTACGATCTTTTTCCGGGCCTAATGGTAGAATAGTTTTATTGTGATCTTCATAACCATTCCATGGAGCTTCTAAAGTTTTAGTGCTTACACCTGTTCTAACCATTTCACTTTGGTCAAACAGATATTCTTTTTTCTCTGCTGATGAAGGATATTTCTTTGTGACGTAAGCACTTAATCCTTTTTGCAGATTATCAATTGTGTCGTGGAGATTACGAATGTTCTCTCCTCCAACTCCAAGTTCAGTATCATTTGCATTGAGCGCCAATGTTGAAACGCTTGTACCAACAGCGGGTCTTGGGTTCGGCAAATCAATAGAAAGCAATTCTATTGTTTCTGGAATATAGGCATATTTTCCAACAGCAGCTGTAGCTGGATTAGCGCCATACTGGACGAGAGTTTGTGTTCCAGCAATCTGAACAAGTAAACAAGCTTTGATGTGAGTGTTTGCACCACCAGTCAACAAAGCATCACCCAGTGATGCGGATAAATTCATATTACCAGTTTGAGAATTGGCAAAGAAACTTCCTTTTGCAGTATCTTCAATATGTCCTTCAACAGTACTTCGATAAAAATTATTCCATGCAGTTAAATCCATGTTATTGGCAGCTGCAACATGAATATTTCCTTGATCTCCTTCCATTAATGTCTTAACGCCAATTGGTGCTTGATTTGATTGCATGAAGATACCATAAGCCTTTGGTTTAGTTTCATCACCAATTGCTTCTATTTGAACGTGTGCAGCCTTCATACGAATCTTGGATCTCTCTTTTGCATTTCTGGATCCAGCACGATAATCTTCAGTTTGTTCTGGAGTTACTCCCGTACCGTGAAGATTAATATGACCGTCAGCCTGGAAGTTAATATCACCATCTGCCTTAAAGTTAATATTACGTTTGGAATGAATATCAATATCACCACCAGACCATAACTGTAATTTCCAAGCAGCAGAAATATCTGCACGATCATTATAACGAATCATTACCTCGTCATCAAAAGTGTGTACAACTTTTCCTTTGACGTACATATAGTCATCATGTAAACGAATGTCGTAGTTGTCGCCCTTCACATAGTTTGTCCGAGTTCCATTGTGATCTATTTCATAATGAGTTCCCGAACGATGCATTTGATGGATACGTTCTGCACCAGGAGTATCATCATATTCCATAATATGTCCGGACTCGGACTCATAAACATTGTTATAGGGATAACGAGCATTATAATCACCTGTTGGTTGATTCCAATGCATTGCGTTGAGACCTGTTTCTGGATCTGGAGAACCAATATTGATTTGACGTTCTCTCATGTCGGCCTTCCAACAGAGTGACCAATGTGGGTTGTGTGGAATGACTACTCCTCCCCCCAGGTACTTCGAGAACGGAGGGTCTGGTACGACATCAGCAGCCTCTATAGCATACTCTCCTAACTGATCTGGAACGTGTTTCCAACTAATTTTTCCAGGGCCTGACCATACCTTGCCATCCATAGTTCCAAGTGTGATATCAAAGAAAGTTCCATTGTCCGAACAAGACATTACACGAAAGATACGACCATTAATTTCTTGGATTCCACGGCATCCCGCAATCTGCACAATGTCACCTGCCTGTAATAGTGGTTTGGCAGGTTCGCCTCGTGACAAATTAGGATCAGAAAAATAAGTTGTAGAATCGGCCCACAAACTTGACTTTGTAGTTACAAGCACACCATCAGTAAATTCAATAGGAATGCCTCCCATTGCTAATGGATTTGTATCTGGTGTTGGTATAACAACCAAATCAGATTCTTTTACATTATTCCAACTAATGTCTTGACGGCCCTCATCAGGATCACTAATGTTATAAACACCAGTACCGTAATGACCGCCCATGAATAACTCCATAACAGTTTGACGTTCTGTAGGAGTAAGATGTTCTTTGCGAACCCATCGTACACGAGGATTTGGTACACGGAAATCTTCACCTTCTAGTGACCAGTATCCTGTTTCTTCACC